TGACAGCCCGCAGCGCCCTGGATCATTCAGGACTTTTGACCAGTCCGACAGCGTGATCGTGGGAACTCTGCACACTGATGAGCCGACAACATATATTCAGCTGGAGCAAGACGAAACAATTTATATTAAGGCACCGGGCAAAATCACGATTGAGACCGATGCGGAGGTCATAATTAAGAGCGCGGGACCGGTAACGATTGATGCACCAAAGGTTAAAATTACCGGCACCCTGGAGGTGGGATCGATAACAAGTTCCGGCGGCGTTTCGATTGATACATCGACTGTTAGCATGACCGGCGATCTCAATGTTACGGGAAATATAACCGCCGGCGGGCACATTCACGGCAATTAGGAGCGGCATATGGCAGACACAAAGGGACACACACTGATGCTTGACCCGGATGAGTGGGATCTAATTCTTGACGACGGCGGGCAGATCGTCGATACCTCCGGCGCTTACGGCATAGCGCAGAATGTTGCCAATGCTGTGCGGCTTTTCACTGATGATGCGTATTATTTCCGCGATCGCGGCATTCCACATTTTACGTTAGATCTCGGGAGAAAGCTCAATAAACGTATGATCTGCGCGGAGTACGAGAGTGCCGCCGTGGGCGTTGACGGCGTGCTGAGCGCAAACCTGCTTGATGTTACCCTTGCACATGGAGGCGTTGCGGTAACAGGTGAGCAGTTAACGGATAGAACTTTAACCGGCGATCTTGAGATCGTCACTGAGGACGGGGAGGCCGTAAATGTTGCATTTTGATCCGGCTACAGGATTTTACGCTGATGATACCGAGACAGTTCGTGCGGCGGTTGCTGCGGACTGGGTGGCCGCTTTTCACAAAGATGGTCAGGTAGACCTGAACACCGATCCGGAGACTCCGGCGGGCCAGCTGATTGACAGCCAGACCGCGGCGATAACCGAAAAAGACACGGAGCTGCTTTATCTGTGCAATCAGTTTGATCCGGCTAAAAATGAGGGGATCTTCCAGGATGCGATCGCGAAAATCTATTTTTTAAGCCGCAAGGCGGCCACACCGAGCACCGCCACAATTACAGTGCGCGGGTTATCCGGCACCGTGATCCCGGTAAATGCGCAGGTTATGAGTTCAGCGGATGATACAATATGGCAGAATGTTGCCGCGGTCACAATCGGCGCGGACGGTACCGGATCGGGGGTTTTCCGGTGCACTTCCGAGGGTTTGATCTCCGCCGCGGCAGGAACTCTAACACGCATAATGACGGTTGTTGCGGGTTGGGATACGGCCACAAATGAGCACGCGGCAACCGTCGGAACGCTCGAAGAGAACCGCGGGCAGTTCGAGCTCCGCAGATATGCCTCCGTGGCGTTAAACTCACGCGGTACCGCCGCAAGCGTATACGCCCGCGTGATGCAGCTTGATGATGTGATCGGCTGCGTTGTACGTGAAAATAAAACTAATCAGCCAAAGGTAATTGACGGCGTGACCCTGAGCCCGCATAGCGTGTATGTGTGCGTTTTAGGGGGTAATGACGGCGCTATCGCTACTGCTATGTATCGGACGGTTTCTGCCGGATGTGATACAAACGGAACAACGACCTACACGGTTGAGGATGATACAACCGGGATCAAGGAGCCGATCCACTTCCAGCGCCCGACGGATGCAGACATAACGATCCGGCTTAAGTTCCCGGACGCCGCGGGCTTTTCCGCGGATGACCTTGCGGCTATCAGGCAGGTGGTTTTTAACAATTTTTACGGTGAAGATCCTACTGTTGTAGACGGCTCAATCATGGCGCGGCCGCTTATGGGGGATACAATTTATGCTCCGCGCTTTGCTATCAGTGTGCAGAACGCAGGGTATACCGATCTGCTCGATGTTGATATCGCGAAAACCGGCGGAGCCTGGTCCGATGCCCTATACGTCAAAATTGATGAAAATCCGGTGCTGAGTCTGGCCGATATTGTGATCGAGTAGGGGGCAAAATGAGCGTACCGGGATTTTTTGATGCATCGGATTTTGATATTTTGCGGGTGATACAAAGTCAATATGCCGGCAGTCCGCGCCTTAAATCGCTGACAGTTACCTGTTGGAGCCTTCTCAATCCTGAAAGCTCAATCGGGTTGATGTATGAGCACATGATCGACCCGTGGACCGCAGACGGTGCCGGCCTGGACGTGTGGGGCCGTATTGTGGCAACCGCACGGCGAATTTATGCCGCCGGTGAGAGTGTGATCCTGGACGACTACACATATCGCAAATATATTTTTGTCAAAGCACTTTTCAATCTGACTAATTCCAGTCTGCACAGCATTAATTTTTTCTGCGGGCAGCTCATTTCCAGCGGCGTGCGGGTGCTGCACACTGATACAATGGTTTTGACTGTTCTCGTAACCGAGATCGTCGATCCGCAGGCGTTGCAGGCTTTCCTCAATCTGCGTTGGAGCCCTACGGGCGTCGGGGTAAAAATTTACTATGCGCTGGGCCCTATTTTCGGCTTCAATGGCTCCGGCCTGCATCCGTTCAATCAGGCGCCGTTTGTTGACGGTGGCCCGCAGGATCTTGATGTTTAATTTTTTTATAGGAGGCTTATATGGCTACAACTGAGCCACAAAAGTGGACTGCGACCCTCGGAAGCACGGCAGACGTGAACGCGATCCCAGCGACTACGCCGTCGGGTTCCGGCCGCGCGTCGTTCAGCGGGCTGTTTCCGCCGGTTACTCAGCTACCACTTGATCAAGGCGGTATCGCGCCGGAGCGCGGCGATTTCAACGCGTTATTCAAATACTTGGGCGAGTACATCTATTATGCTATGCAGGGCGGCGTGTACACGTATGTGACGACGTATGACTACAC